GGAGATTGCACGGAACTTTCTTCGTGACTACCCTAAGTTCTTTCAGGTCTCTTTTGACGCTGTTGGTCGTACCTACGAACTAGGTAATCCAAACATTAAGGCAGACAGCCTTTGGGTTGCACAGTACACAAATAATGTTCCTACTGAGATTACAAGCAATACCAGCGCATCCGTTCATTACTCATTGGATGCTCGAAGCGGAATCTTGCGCCTTAATACCACGCTTCCTGCAAACTCTAAAGTACTGATTGAGGGTTACTATTACGAGTGGGTGCTTCCGTCAGACCTCGAGTTTTACGCTCAGCACGCAATCCACCAGCACATTTATAACCTTCCTGTTCCTGTAGAGAACATGACGGACATCATTATTGACACTATTGGTATGTCTGCTGTGGTAGAAACTTTGTGGGCTTTGATGTCTGAATTTAGCCGTGACATTGACGTTATGACTTCTGAGTCTGTGCACATTCCTGCAAGTCAGCGTTTCCGCATGGTTCAAAGTCTTCTTGAATATTGGCAGCGTGCCTACGCAGAGCAGGCAAAGGCTCTCAACATTGGCATCAACCGTATCGAGATACTCAATCTCCGCAGGGTTTCACGCACTACTGGATACCTTGTTCCGATCTACAAGCAGCGTGAACTGGGTGACTATAAGCCAGTTGAGCGCATCTTCCCAGAAATTGGTGAAGGAACTATCCCAATTGAGGATGAGGAAGAGCCACTGCGTGAGGATGTCTTTATTGAATTGGAGCCACAGCAGGGGTATTCCACCACGGCAATCATGGGGTTCTAACTTATGGATGCCCGTAGAGAACTCTCTCTAATCAGAAAAAACTATAAGCAATACCACCGCCATGTGGGTGAGTTTATTACGTGGTTTGAGTTTGTTGAGTTTGGACCGTCTGGTAGTTCTAAAGACGATGTATATGACGAAGGTCCAACTGGTCCAGGTGGCAAGATCTACAAAGATGGTATCTCTATCCCTGTGTTGATGGTCACTGAAACTGAAGATACCAAGAGAGCGATCCCCGAAGGTCGCCAGCCTGTGCAAGTAACAAACGTTGTAATGTCCATCGAGGATATGAGAACTGCTGGGGTAACCAACCCATTTGAGTACCAGCGTCATCTAAATGACATGTTCTTTTATGATGCTCGTTACTACGCAGTAAGTATGTTCAGGGTACGTGGTCGTGCTAAAGATGACGTACTTGTGGTCGTTGAAGGTATTGAGGTTTATGTCGATCAGGAATTTGTTAATGATCCAGGTCCACAATCGATGGCTATTCAGGACTATCCGTGGCCCACAACCCTTCCTAGCCTTACCTGATAAACTTTAAATGCTTGACGAGCGTCAAGCAATACAACGCCTAGAACTAAGGAGTGCCTATGGTGGGCAAACCATATACGAGTACGTCCTCAAGTTCTAAGCGCATTATTAAAGGGGTTCCAGCCCCAATCCTGTTCTACGGTGACCTCGTACTTAACCTTCAAGAATACGTAGAAGACATCATTAACAAAGCAATTGTTCAGGAAGAAAAAGAAGCCAAGAGAAGCCTATCTTCTAGAGACGAATCTTATAAGAAACTAAGTAAAGACTTTAAAATTACTTACGACAAGAAAAATGAGTCATTGCTTTACGGAGTAACAGGTAAATCTGCTACGGAGGCCCATGCTCTTGAGTATGGTCCTCCTGGCAGATCCCTTTTGCGTCATGAGGTTGCTGAGGGTTCAAAGCGAATGGCTTCTGACATTAATGCCAGATTTGACAAGTTAACTGGAAAAGACGTCCTGTGAAGACTGGATTCCTTTTGGCAGAAGACGAGGCCGTTAAAGCACGGTTCTCTAATTTTACAGTAGCAGATGACCGCAACAACGCTCGACCTGTAAAAGTCTTTTTCCGCTATCCCGAAGGCGAAACTGAGCGTGAATACCCATTCATTACCATTGAACTTATTGACGTTCTTCACTCTACAGAGCGCCAGCATTCAGATCAGGTGTACTACATTGACACCACTGAAGACACCAAGTTTGATAACCACCCAGGCTTTGTTGACTACTGGCCTAGCGAAAAAGATGTTATTTCTGCTTCTACCACCGCCAATGCCTCTGCCCACTTCCTTAGGGCAGATAGTTTTATTCCAGTAGACCTCTTGTATCAGGTCTCTGTATATACACGGTCAGCCCTGCATGACAGGCAGTTGACCTCCCGAATCTTGTCCAAGGTTGTCCCGATTAGGTTCAACTCTATTGCTATTCCTGCGGATGGAACCACCCGCAGATTTGACATGTTGGACTGGACAAATGCTGATCTTCTAGATATGGAGTCGGGCTACCGAAAGCGCATATTCCGCAAGGTCTTCACTCTCAAAATGTCAGCAGAGGTTACCCACCAGGAACTGGCGGCTCTGAGTGGCACACAATCCGTATCCGAAGTTAGTAGTACAATTACATCTCAAACTTATGTTTTCAACTAGTTACCCCTTTAACCCCTCAACATCACAGGAGTAAACGATGGCTTACGAGCGCCCAGGAGTTTACGTACAAGAAAGTGCGTTTACGACGAACACTCAGACGGTTGCTGGTCCTACCGCTGCCGCATTCATTGGTCTTGCAGAGCGTGGTCCGACCACGCCAACCGCAGTTACCTCATGGAACCAGTACAAGGCTTTGTTTGGTGACTTGAACAACACTTACGATCTTGGTTACGCTGTCTACCACTACTTTGCAAACGGTGGTCAGACTGCATACGTCACTCGTGTTGTGGATGCAACCGCAGTAAAAGCACAGGCATCAATCTCGGCTACCCCTTCAGGCGGTTCTTCTGCACCACTTGTCTACTTCATTGCGAAGTCTGCTGGTACTTGGGCAAACTCGATGTCGGTTAGCCTCACATTCCAAGAAGAAACCTTGGTTACCCCAACTACAGCACCAAAGGCTGTTCTTGGTTCACTGTTTACAGTTTCTGTTTCTCTTAATGGAACTGAAGTGGAAAGTTGGCCTGGTCTTTCTTTTGATCCGTCAAACGCTCGATATGTCACCACCATTCTTGATCTTTACTCATCGTATGTCAACAGTGCAAGCGTTGCAACGATTGCGTCAGGAACCCAACTTACGGTTACTGGTGTAAGCAGTCCGAACTACACGGCTAGCGTGACTCTTACTAGCGGTTCTGAAGGAAGTGGTCCAATTGACGCTACTGACTGGGCAACGGCTCTTACCGCACACACAACCATTACTTCTGGATTGTTGTTTAACTTGGTTGGACAAACTTCGTCTACCATCATTAACAACGCCATTTCGGTAATGGCAACTCGTGGAAACTCATTGTTGATTGTTGATACGCCACTTACGGCTACGACTGCAGCAGATCTTCAGAATGCTGTTGGTAGTTACACGCAGTCTGGATATGCAGCAATCTACGGTCCTGCATTGAAGATGTACGATCCAAAGAAGACTGGCGCTGCAGCAATCCGCACCACCTACCCAGGTGGCGCTGTTGCGGGTGCTTACGTCCGTTCGGAAGTGGCTCGTGGAGTCTCTAAGGCTCCTGCTGGCTACAGTCTCGACATCCGCAACGTTTATGGTCTGGTTGCAAACCTTACCGAAGCAGAACAGGGATCGCTGTACAAGACTCAGCAGATCAACCTGTTTACGGTTGTTCCTGGTGTTGGCGTCATCATCAACGGTGCACGCACTCAGGCTCGCAACACCTCAGAAAAGTATGTAACGGTTCGTCGCACGATGAACTACCTCAAAGATGTGTTGAAGCAGCGCACTCAGTTTGCTCTCTTTGAGCCAAACGATGATCGTCTGTGGTCAGCAATCACTGTCCGACTCTCTGCTATGTTGAACACATTCTGGGCTAGCGGTGGTCTTAAGGGTACGACTGCAGGCGAGGCTTTCTACATCGTTTGCGATTCTACGAACAACACGGCACTTGATATTGAAAACGGACGTGTAAACATTGAGGTTGGCGTTGCCTTGCAACAGCCTGCCGAATTCATCGTAATTACCATCAGCCAGTGGGCTGGTGGCAGCACTGTCAGCACTAACGCCTAGGGAGTAAACAATGGCTAGAACACAACGTACCGATCCACTCCGTAACTTTAAGTTTACGGTTCAATTTGTTCCGCTGGACACAGCACTTGGCAACTTGCTTGTCGGTGTTGGCGATCTGGGTTTTGCCCAGATGGGTGGCTTGTCCGTCCAGAATGAACTCATCGCTTACCGTGAGGGTGGAATGAACACTCACCCGCATAAGATGGTTGGGCAGTCAGACTTCCCAGCAGTGTCCTTTGCACGTGGAGCATTTGCCAAGCAAGATCAGTTGTGGAAGTGGCAGAAGTTCATGCACTCCTGGATTAACGGTGGTGTTGAAGGATTTAATGGTGGAGCAAACGGTGATGAGGAAGGCGCAAACTATCGTTGCAACATCCTTGTTAAGGTGTACGATCATCCATACACAATGGACGGTGCAAAATATGCCTATGACAGCAGCGATCCAAACTCAAGTCTGAATCCTGGAAATGTCAAGTTGGCATTCAAGTTGTTCAATGCATGGCCTGGTGCCTATGGTCTTAGCGACCTTAACGCTGGAGACAACGGCATCATGATTCAGCAGTTGAACATCCACCACGAGGGATTCCATGTAGCATGGACTGCTGACGAAATCACCAAACTTGCGGGAACAAACTAAGTAAAAATACCTAATACAACTAGGAGAAAACATGGTTACACAATCTGATGCAATGGCAGTGAATGCCGCTATCGCTGATCCAGTACCAAGAATTAAGGATGCCCCTGTTACAACTGTCCAGTTGTTTCAGGGCATCTTTAACTCTAAGACCAATAACTGGGAAACCCTTGCAACGGTAAACGAACTTACTGGTGAGGATGAAGAGGCACTTGCCGCCTTAGATTCTGACGATGACATCTTGTACGCAGAGTACATGTCAGTTCTTCTTAAGAGAAGCGTTAAATCTATTGGTGACATCAATATTAAAGATCACCCAGAAGTCATTGACCAATTAATCATTGGCGACAGAGACACTTTGTTCCTGGCAACTGTCCGTGCCACTTACGGGGAAAACCGTGAGTATGTGATGAGTTGTCCTCATTGCAAACAATCTAACGACGTTCTTATTGAACTCTCTGAATTCAACGTAAAGCCAATGCATAAGGAAATTGATGAGGATCTTAAAGTAATTCTTCGTAATGGTTCTACTCAACGACTTCGACTTGTTAGTGGTGCAGATAGTCAACACGTTATGAAGAAGGCAAAGACCATCCCAGAACAAAACACTATTCTTATTTCACGGTGTGCCTTGTTTGATGAAGGTCAGGAGCCAGAAGATCGACTTGCATGGGCAAAGAAACTTGGAATCAAAGATAGATCAGCCATCATTGATGCCCTATTGGAAGCACAACCAGGCCCAGAAATCAAGGAGGTGGAAGCCCACTGTGCCCATTGCGAAAAGCCTTTCAGCATCCCGCTCAACTGGGCCTCACTTCTATTCGGCTGATTTAGTAGTAACATATTGGGAATACGATTCGATTGCACTGGTATACAAGGGCTTCTCGCTCAAGGACATTAAGACGATGACAGTACGGCAAAGAGCGTACTGGTCTGCAATGAGTAAATGGCGTAAGCAGGAGTCCTAATGGCAGAGAAAGACATCTTAGGTAACAGTGGCATTCCTAAAGGTAGTGCCAATGCCACCGTGCGTTCCCGCTTCAAACTCGATACTACTGAGTTCAACAAACTTGCTGCTGGTATTAAACAAATCAAGGCTGACTTCCAATATCTAAACCAGCAACTCCCTAACATCAACAATAAACTTCAGAAAACCCTTGAGTTGATGCAAGGCATTGCTCAAGTAAATGGGTCTGTAGGCACTGGTGGAAACACATCTTCTACTGGTGGAATTACCGCTCTCCCACTTAGTACGGGTTCATTAGTTTCTGGTAATTCAGGAACACAGTTACAAGCGTATGCTCCAACAGTAAACAACTATTTTGGACCTGGTTTTGGACTTGCTGGTGGAGACGATGGTGCTGGTGCTGCAGCAAGTGCCAGTAGCCGTAGTTATAGGGGTGGCGCTTATGCCCTTCAAGCACTCAACACTTCTATTCAAGCAATTGATGCTCGCATGCAAAACAATTACCAAAGGTCATTGGGTGCAGACAAACTTGCAGTGTTCTACCGACAAACGCAAGGAATGGGCCAAGGTCAATACGTTGATATGCGTAGGTCTATGACTGGCGCACGTCTTGGGTATGGGGGTATTGACACCCTTCTCTCTTTGCAAGCACAAACAGGGTTGAACGCACAACGAAACATTTCTGGTGTAGAGATGTTGAGAACTGTTTCTGGGTATTCGTACTCTACTGGTGATGTTGCAAACATGATGGCAACTATGGCTTCTGCACCAGTGAATAACCGTATGACCATGATGCTAGGAACTGGCATGTATGGTCCTGGGGGTCAGCAACGAGATATTGGTCAAGTAATCAAGGACATTACAAAACGTTCTGGTTTGACAAACGCAGATGTTCTTAAGGGAGCACGTCAGGCTGGGTCAGTAACTCGCTCACGCCTTGAGGCTATGGGTGTTCCACCAGACATGATTGACATGGTTCTTGACTATGCAGAATCCAATGTCCAGTTTCAAAAGAAGACTGGCAGTGTCGATATGTACGATCCTTCTAAGAAAAAAGATCGTGTAGCAATGGGCATTGAAGACTCGTTTGCTACCCAGGCTGAAGAGACTGCACGTGTAAAAGAAAAGCGAGACGAACAGTTTTATCGTCGTCAAGCAGATAACTTTGCTGATTTTGAAAAGAATCTCCAGAAAGTAAATGAAAAACTTGGTCAATTAGAAGACACACTGTCTGGACTTGTTGGTGCTCGAATTGGAAGTTCAGTTATTGGTAAGGGAAGTCTTGGAAGTAAACTTATCGGTGGGGGGTTGATGCTTGGGGGAGTTGCTCTAACAGCAGCAACGGGCGGCACTGCTGCTCCCCTTGGTTTTGGTTTATCCGCACTAGGTGCAACTCTTATAGCGGGAGACCCTATGCCTGGGGGTAAACAAAACCCTGGAGCAAAGATTCCTATGGGATATGGAAAAACCCCTAAGAGAATCTCTCTTAATGAGTTGGCTGTGCATCCAGAGTTCTCATCATTGAACACTCGTTTTAAAGAACGACTTATGCGTATGTTTTCAGAGAACCCAAACGTAGGTCTTGGTGACGGAATTCGTAGTGAATCTGATCAGCGTGCCTTGTTTCTTTCTCGCTATACAGAAGATCCTAATGGTGACGTAAGTTGGAATGGAAAGCGCTATCGCCATTCATCTGGCGCTCCAGCAGCACCCCCAGGAAAGTCCATGCACGAAATTGGACTTGCCGCAGACCTTGTTGGTGATCTTGATTGGGTACAAAAGAATGCAGCACGTTTTGGATTGAAGACCTTCGGTGATGTGCTTGGTGAGCCTTGGCACATTCAGCCAGCAGAACTTCCTAACTCACGTTGGGAATATGAAAAGCAGGGTGCTCCGTGGGGTATGCCTGCTGGAGCGATGCGTAATGCAACTGCAACAGATCCAACCACTGGGGAACCAGTTGGTGGTGTCATTGTTGGAGACAAGGTTGTTTCTCACCCAACAGGGTCACTTGGTGGTGGTTATGAAACATATCAAGGGATCAGTTTGTCAGACCAGATGGGTGCTATTAGTGCCAACAACCAACTGCTCATGGGTGGCGTTGGTGGTTCTGATTCAGTTTCTGCTATGTCTGTAACTGGAACTACTACAGCATCTACCCCTCAGTCTGTCGGAACTACCCCAGGTGGGTCATTGGACCCACGAGATATTGCACGCCTTATGTACAAACG